GCGCCTTGGGCGCCCGGATGCCGAACAGCGCGGCCAGCCCGCCGAACACCGCCTTGGAGCACATCAGGCCGCCACCCGCGCGAAGGTGATGAAGGCCTCGCCGTCGCGCCCCATGCCGGGGTGCAACCCCTCGGACTCGAAGCCCAGCCAGCGCAGCAGCGCGTGCGCGTCGTCGTGCCCGGCCATGCTGCGACACTCGGCGCGGCGCATCCCGCGGGCCTCGGCGTCGGCCAGGACTGCGCGCGCGGCACGCACGCCCAGGCGCCACGTCTCGTGCCAGCGATCGGTGGCCAGCAGCCAGGCCTGCCAGCAGCCGGGCCAGAACGAGGCCAGACCCAGGGCTGCCACCGGCTCGCCGTCCGGCGCCAGCACGGCGCAGCGGACCTCGTCCAGGCAGGGGGCCAGCATGATGGCGGCGGCATGTTCGGCGGTCGCTTGGCGTGGCATCAGGGCGAAAACCTCGCGTTGATCCCAGACCCGCAGCCGCTGCGCGATGTGCAGCGCCGCGTCCGGCTCCAATCGCCCTATGCGACCCGGCGCGCGCCGGGCAAGCGCTTCCAGCCCGGACGGGTGCAGCGCACCCAATTCAGCGCGCGTGCGGGTCATGATGCGCCTCGACCACCACCCGGCGCCCCTCGCCCTTTTCCTCGCGGTGGCCATCGGCAAAGGTGCGCAGCGCGTCGGCGCCGTGGCTGGCCCAGTCGTGCCGCGGCGCGGCCTTCCACACGCCCATGCGCTCGTTCCACTCCCGGCCGTAGGCCCGCAGCGCCGTGAGGCCGGCGGCGCACTCGACCTCATCGAACAGCATGCGCGGCAGCAGCATCATCACGCCGTTGATCCCGCTCTCCACGCCGCCCCGCTGCACCACCCGCGTCGGCCGCACCTCGAGCCGGTTCAGCGTCTGCTCGATCGTGTGCTTGCTCTCGCTGCGATAGTCGCGCTGCACCGCGTCGTGCGGCAGCAGGTGGCGCTTCCACTGATACCCGCGCCCGACCACATGCCGCGCGTAGTGGTCGAGGCTTTCGTCGGTGTCCTCGTAGTAGCCGATCGCGCGGATCGACCCGCCGTAGGGCGTTTGCAGGAACCATATGGCCGTGCCGTCGAAGCCCAGGTCCCACGAGGTCCACACCGGCAGGCTCGGGTCGTAGGGCACGCGCGTGATGCGGCCACCCACCTGCGCGTCGTGCAGCCGCTGGCCGTAGTAGCTGCCGCTCTTCGGCGCGTCCCAGCTGCATTCGAACTCCTGCGCAAACTCCTCGGGCGTCATCTCCGCCCGCATGCGCGCGATGGTGGCGTCGCTCAGCACGCCGGTGTCCTGAAACAGCAGCAGGTAGCGGCTGTGCCCAGCCTTGCGGCCGGCTTCGTCGTAGGCCTTTTTCAGCTTGCCGAGGCCCTTTGGCGTGCCCGAGCGGATCAGCGTGCCCTCATAGTCGGCGAGCATCGGCTCCACCGCCGTGACCAAGCCCTCGGCGTTCGTGTCGTCGTATTCGTCCACAATGATCTCGTCGGCATAGCCGCCGCGCCAGCCGTCTGGATTATCCAGGCCCCCGGTCTGGAAGATGGCGCCGTTGGGCATCACCACCCGCCGCTCGACCTTCTGCACATCGGCGCCCGGTATGCTCTTCGCCGCCTTGTCGAGACGGTCCCACAGCCCGGTGCGCGTCCACTGCACCTGCTCGGGCAGCGTCATCACCACGCGCACGGGGTCTGCCTTGAGCTGCCTGCGATGTGCCGGCAGATGCTTGCGCTGGTGCGTCATCGCCGTCATCAGGCCGCGCCAAATCCACAGGGCGCTCTTGCCGGCGCGCCGGTGGACCACTGCGGTGATCCGCTGCGCCGGATCGTGCAGCAGCGGCACCTGCCATGGTCGAGGCGCGAACGGCAGCACGACCTCGCGGCGCATCAGCCCATCGCGCTGAGCGCGGCCTCGAGCTCGGCGATGGCGCTGGCCCGCACCAGTTCGTAAGGCGCCGGCAGGATGCCCAGGGAGGTCTTGGTTACCACCCCCGCCCGCGCGCCCAGCAGCGCCCGCACCGCGTCGCGCAGCTCCAGCGCCGCCAGCATCGAGACCACCCAGTCCGGGATGGGCCGATGCCCGGCCTCCCAGGATTTGAGCGTGTCGGGCGCGCAGCGCAGCAGCAGCGCCGCCTGCTTCAGCGACAAGTCGCGCTCGGCTCGCCAGGCGCGAAGGTCGGCCGGCGTCATGCCGGCAGCGCCCGCGCCATCGCATCCCGCAGCATCCGCGCGCGCATCTCCGGTCGCCGCTTGATGGTTCGCAGGTATGCCGCTTCGACAACGCGCGGCAGGGTGCTCACGCTCGCCTGGAGACGGTTTTCCGGGATGCGCTCGCAGAGCATGTGCCCGTGGATTTTGACCGTGCAGTAGTAGGCGCCAGGATCGCTGCCATCAGGGTCGGTCGAGAGCTCTACGACAGCGCCCGGCACGGCCTGTTCCAGCGCCAGCTTCAGCGCATCCAGGCCGGCGGCGACATCATCGGGCGTCATGCGTGCGTCTCCGCGATCAGCAGGTCGGGTTGGCGCGGGTAGCAGATGGCCCGCCCGCACGGCGAAACCCATTTCTCGCGCCAGGGGTCAGGCATCATCGCCCCCCGCCTTCGGCGCCTCGGCCGGCCGGGCCCAGCGGTAGACCACCTCGCTGACCTGCGTGTTCTCGCCCTCTTCGCCGCGCGCCTGCGCCGGCTTGCCCCAGGCGTGCGCCAGCAGCAGTTCCGCCGCCTGCCGGTCGCCCTGGCGCATGCCCTCGACCAGGCACTCCACGGCCGCCGGAACATGCTCGCGACACAACGCGCGGAAGTCGGCATACCAGCGGCGAGGGTCGGGCTTCATCGCGTCCGGCTTGCCGCTTGGATTTTTGTCTCCCGCCATTTCCGCCATTAGATTTCCGCCATTAGAACCGGCCGGCTGAGGAGGCGGTGGCCGATTTCCGCCATTGGGAGGGGGCCGGAGGCCCCCCAATGGCGGAAACGGCACCAGCCGGGGGTTTTTGCCCCCGGTGATTTCCGCCATTGATCCGCCATTGATCCGCTATTGGGTGGGTCGTTTAGCCGCATCAACACGGACCCCCTTCCTAGCTTTTCCTTCCTCAACATCGCGGAAGGTGGTCTCGAGGATCAGGCCGGACTTCGCCCAGGCGGCCATGATGTGCTTGGCCTGGGTGTCGTTGATGTCCATCACGTCCATCAGGACGGTGCCGGCCCAACGGTCGCCGCCGCCGCGGCCCATGCGGTTCAGGGTGTAGAGCCAGCCCGGCTTGGGGCCTGCGTCGATGATGTCGAGCGCGCGGTTGGTTTGCTCGGGGGTGACATCCTCGAACACGTCCGGCGGGGTCCAGGGTTCGGCGACCTGAATGCTGTCGCCGCTGGGATAGGTGGCGGTGGCGTTGCCGAGCTCGACCGAGGCGAGGCGGAACCATGCCGCCTTGTCGGCGCGGGGGGCGAGGTTGGCCTTGGCGTCGTCCACGCGCACGTAGCGCCAGCGCTCGGCCTGGGCGATGTTGAAGCGCTCGCCGGCGTCGTCGTCCATGCGGGCCAGGGTCAGGCCCACGCGGGCGGCCGCGGCAATGGCGGAGCCGCCGCGCGCGTCCTCGATGTTGCCGCCGGTGGCGCCCTTGCGGGTGTGGTGCACCAGGATCACGGCGCAGTTGACGGCGGCAGCGATGCGCGCCCAAGCAGCCATGGCGGCGGCCATGTGGCCGTTGCTGTTCTCGTCCAGGTCGTGGCTGGACACGAAGGGGTCGACCACGATCATGCGCACGCCGCGGGCCTTGGCCTCGCGGGTCAGTGCCTCTTCGTCGGGGTGGGTCACGCTGGTCACGCCATCGGCGTTGGGGGCCAGGCGCGCGACGCAAAGCGGGCGGTCGCGGCCGGAGTTGATGTAGATCGGGGCGCACGTCGCGCGGTCCAGGCGGTAATGCTTGGCGGCGGCGGCGACGCGGCGGACCAACTCGTCGCGCCCGTCCTCGAGGTTCCAAATCCAGACCGGGCCGGGCACCCACACGCGGTGCTCGAGGAGCGGGCGGTTGGCGGCGACGGACAGCGCCATGCCGATCGAGAGCGCGGTCTTGCCAACGCCGCCGGGCGAGACGATGGCGGTGACGTAGCCGGCCAGGGCCTGCACGCCCAGCAGCCACGGGCGCGGCGCCAGGCTGGCGGGATCGGGCCAGGTGAACGGCTCCACGGCCAGCGGCAACTGGTGCACGGTCGAGTTCTCGAACTGCTCGAGGAGCGGGTCCGGTGCGTCGGGGTTGTCCACCGCGAGCCTCATGTTCGGTTGCACCGTTCGGCGATGGTGTGGACCACGGCGAGAATGCCGTCGCTCACGTCGCAATCCCACGCCAGGGCGATCAGGTGGCCGAGGTGCCGGCCCTTGCATGCCCACGGGTGCCGGTCGCGCGTGGCCGAGACGTTTGCGGCGACCCAGGTGAAGGATGGCGCGTTGAGCCATACGGCGCCGTCCGGGTGGGCATGGAAGCCTGTGGCCTGGTATCGGCCGGGCGCGATGGGCCGGATGCTGGCCGCGATCATGCGCAGCACGTGGCCGGCGTTGGCGCGCAGGAAGTCGGCATAGCCCATGTGGTCGAACCGGCGGGGTCCGCGCACACGCTCGAGGTAGCGGTGGGCGGCATCCGGCGCGGCGGCGACGCGGCGCTCGAGGTCAAGGCGCTCCTCGCGGGCCAGGTGCAGGTCCATGGCGGCCACCTCGCGGTGTGCGAGGGCCACGGCCGCGCGCTCGTCATCGTCGCACGCTTCGGGCCAGCGCGGGCCGCCGCCCCAGGCCGCCGCCAGCGCGTGCTGAAAGGCCCATTCCGGGGCGTCGGCGGTGATGGTGCGTGTGGCGCTGCGGGTCATGCGGCCTGCTCCTGCTGCATGATCCATGCGCCGATCATCGTGACGACTTGCGGGACGACCGCGTTGCCGAGGCACTTAAGGCGGTCCACTCGGCGGGGAACCCCATGAGCCACTCGACCCACTCCGGGTTCAGCTGCCCACCAATCTGCTCGCACAGCTGCGGCGTGTGGCCATTCTCCTGCCGGCCCTTGCCGCTGCGCCAGTCGCGCGCCGCCGGGCTCGCAAACATCACCGCCAGCGCCATGGACGTGCCGCCCTGCGCATAGGGCTTCGTGCGCTCGGTCGCGCTGTCCTGCGTCGGCGTGGGCCACAGCTTCAGCGCGTTCAGTATCTCGGTGCGGTTCGCCCCGCTGCTGCGCAGCCCGCTGCATGGCCTGGGCGTCGGCATGGGCGGCCACGTCCTCTGCGCCACCAGCAGGCTCTTGCTTGCATCCTTGCCCATGGCGTCGTGCCCCGCAGCGCGGGGCGTGGGCAACAATCCAGACCCGCTGGCGTCGGTGGGGCGCGCCGGCATGGAGAGCACCCACCACGACCGGCCAAGCGGTGTAGCCGCTTCCTTCCAAGTCAGAGAGCACCCGGTCGCTGCCTCGGCTGCGGAGAGCAGGAACATTCTCAGCGATGACCCAAGCGGGTCGGGTTTCCTCGATGATGCGGTGCATCTCGACCCAGAGGCCTGACCGCTCGCCCTCGATGCCCGCGCCTTTGCCGGCGAGGCTGATGTCCTGGCAGGGGAAACCGCCGCAGACGAGGTCGATGGGGCCGATGCCATCCCGGCGAAGAGCGGCAGCGTCCATCTGTCGCACGTCTGGATATATCGGCGTATCCGGCCAATGCTTGCGAAGCACGGCGGCGGCGTAGGCGTCCTGTTCGCAGAAGGCGACGGTGGACATTCCGACTGCTTCAAGCCCAAGGCTGAACCCCCCAATTCCTGAGAAAAGATCGAGCACGCGGGTCATGCCGCGGCCCTCCTGGCCTGCATGGCATGCGCGTAGGCGAGGAGGGCCAGGGCGTCGGCGTCGTTGTCGTCGTGCGGCAGGTAGCCCTGGCCTCGAGCCCAGGCGCCCACGTCGTCCTTCTTGGCGAAGCCGTGGCCGACCACCGCCTTCTTCCACGTCTGCACCGGGCATTCGCGCACCTCGATCTCGCGGCGGTAGGCCACGAGCTCGACCACGCCCGTCAGCGCGATGAGGAAGCGAGCGGTGTGGGCCTGCGTCTGCGCACGCGGCGGCAGCGGCGCCTCGTAGATGATCAGGCCGGGCGCGTGCACCGTGATGGCATCGGCCAGCACGTCGCACAGCGCGGCGCAGCCGGCACCGATCGAGCCGGTGGCGGTGTCGAGCCGCCACACGCCATGCAGCGCGCGCTCGCCGGGCCTGCCCACGGCCCAGCCGGTGCGGGTGGCGAGGTCGAGGGCGAGCACCCGCTCGGCGCGGCGCTGGCGTGCGGCGGTCGGTGACATCAGGCGGCGGGCCTGTCCTCGGGGTTGCCCGATGCGCGGCGGCGGCCCTTGGCGGGGGCGGCCGGCGGCTTGCCGGCCTGGAAGTCTGTCAGCACCTTCGACCCGCGGGCGTGGCCGACGCTCCATGCCTGGGCCAGCTGGCTGCCCTGGGGCCATGGGTTCTCGTCCGCGCTCACGCCTGCCTGGGCCTGCCGATAGCCCGTGTCGTCGGCGTCCCAGGCGGCCTGCTGCTCGGCGGCGCTGGGCGGCACCTCGGCGGCCTGATCATCGAACAGGGCGAATTGCGCGCCCAGGGGGGCGTTCAGGTAGCGGAGGTATCGGCCGAGGTCGCGGAGGTCCATGGCAACTTCGGCCTCGTCGGCGGTGGTGCGGATGCGCAGCGCCTCGACCAACATGGCCTGGTTGACGCCGCCGCGCTTGGCCTGCTTCAGGGCCGAGCGATACTGGCCGCGCACGCTGCGGGCCTCCTGCTCGATCTTCTCGAGCTCGCGCTTGGCCTCGGCCACGCGGCGGTAGTGGGTCAGGAAGTCCTCGGGGGTAAGGTTGGGCACCTGGTCCGACTTCATGGTCTTGGCCAAGGGTCAGTCTCCTTCGGGTTGGCCGCGCCGCCGGCGCGGTGCGGTGTAGTTCTGGTCGTGCCGCAGGGGCAGCACGGTGGTGATGGCGCCGTCGGGGGAGACGCCCACGCGGATGACCTTGCCCTGCACGGCGACGCAGTAGATGGCGCCTCGGCCCTTTTCGGCGCGGCGGGTGAGCAGCGCGCGGCCGGCGGCGATGTCGGCGCGGATGGTGGCGATGTCGGCGTCGGTGAGGCGCAGGCCGAAGCGCTCGGCCGCGCGCTGGCGGGCGTGGTGGGTCATGCGCGCGGGGCCAAATGCTGCGCCGCCCTCTGGGCCGCGCAGATCACGGCGTGCACGCGGTCGGTGATGGCGCCCCTGCACCACCACACGGAGACGATGCCCAGGCGAAGCTCCGGGATGAGCGCGGCGCGCGTGAAGCCGAAGCCGCGCCAGCCCAGCGTGATGCCCAAGGACGCGCTCATGCGCCGCACATCACGCCGCAGCTTTCCACGGCGGCCAGCGTGTGATCGTCGCGGGCGCGGCGGGTGTCATCGAACAGGCGCGGCGACGCGGCCACGTTGGCGGCCAGCACGGCGTAGCGTTCGCGGTCGTTGCGGAAGGTGCGGCCGGCGCCAGCCGCTTTGCCGCGCTGGATCGCTTCCTGTTCTGCCCACCAGCGCATGCGCTCGGGATAGTCGGCCGTCATGCGTTCGATGGCCGCGCGGCTTTTGAGGTAGCAGCCGTCACAGTTTCCCTCCCATGGGCCGCGCAAGGCTAGGTCGAAGGGTTGCCGCGCCCAAAACGCCAGAACATCGGCCTTGGTAACGCCGGCATCGTGCAGCGGGTGCGCCATCGTCCAGCGCTCGCGTGTGGGCTTGGTGGGCACGCGGTGCGCCTCATCCGCGCGGATGCCCACCACGTTGACCCAGCGCGACCAGCCCAGCTTGCCGACCGCCCAGCGCTTGATGGTGCGGATTTTCAATTCCGTGGTGCAGCTACGCGCCACCGGATTGGGCAGGCTAGACTGATCGCTCAGCAAGGCGGCGAAGGGTTCGCCGTCCCGCGCTGCGCTGTTGTGCGAGACGACCTGATAGCCGTCCTTGCGACGCCCGGTGAACTCCAACCACGTCACCGGCACAGCCCATTCGGCGCTGCAACGTTGCACGAAATCCAGCGTGGCCGGCATCTCGCGCCCGGTGTTGGCGAACACCGCATGCACGTCGGGCGGCAGCGTGCCGTCGTGCGCATCGAGAATGCGCCGCAGCATGTAGGCGCTGGTGCGCCCGCCGGAGAACGAAACGATGGCCGGGCCGCAAATGGCGAAAGGGTTGCTCACTTCCCCTCCAGCACGGCAAGCGCCTGGCGCAGCGCATCGGCGGCGAGCGCGCGCTGCCCCGCGTCGGCGCGGCCGGCAAGGCGCGCGATCCCGGCGAAGATCGCGGCATCGGCGGCCATCAGCGCGACCATCTGCGAAGCGCGCGGCTCGGTTTCGCCGCGCTGCCAGCTTTCGCAGGTGCGCGGACTGGCACCGGTCATGCGGGCCAGCACCTTCGCCGGCCTCAACCGCAGCGTGTGCGAAAAGTGCGTATTTGGATAGCAGGTCATTGCAGCCCCCATCATGGTTTGATCCCGTTGTGGCGACGGGTGGGGGCAACAGCAGGGAGGGAGGGAAAGAGCGCCGCCGGGCCGAATTCGTTCGACGGCCCGGCGGCCAGTTTCAGGGGGAACACGCCCAGGCATGCGCGGTAGCCGCCGCGCGCGGATGCCGCAGACCGGGAGGCTGCGGGATGGGGGTGGCGGGCCGCGCCGTGGTTGCCGCCGGCAGCAGCCCGCCTGCGCGCGGTGGGGGCCTCGGGGGAGAGGACCGCGCGCATGGGTTAGGCCCGCCCTGTGTGCAGGAACAGGCCGATGATGTAGGCGCCGGCGGCCAGTTCCGCCGGCGATGCGGTGGGCGGCAGCGCCTTGGTGGCGTAGGCCAGGGCCTCGCGTCGCAGCGTGTCGGGGACGGCAAGGGGGCCGTTCTTGTCGGCGCCCAGCAGGGGGCGGAGGTTCGCCCTGTGGCGGCACTCGCACGTCACGTCGGGGGCGCACATGGCGCCGTAGACCGCGGGGCAGCGCGGCGCCGCGGCGGGCTTGCCGTCGAGCGTCTGCGCGGCCCAGCCGGCCGGGCGGTATGGGCACTCCGGGCAGATCAGACCGGGGCCGCCCATGCATGGCGGCGTGTTGGCGCACGGCAGCACGGGCGTGCTGGCGGTTTCGTCGGCGCCGTTGTCGCCGGGCCACTCGGGCGAACGCGCGCCCATCAGGCGCGGTCCGGGCCGGGCGATTGCGCACCGCCCGGCCCTTCCTCCATGCTGAAGGTGCGAACAGCAGCACAGGAGGTATTCGCATGGCTGGAACCGAAGTTACCCTCAGCGCCCAAGGGCGTGAGGCGATCATCTGGAGCATCGTGCAGCAGGTCGCGGCCAGCGAACGGGAGAGCGTCCGCAAGGCCGCCGCCGACCGCGCCTATCTGCTGGCGCTCATCCGGGAGGTTGCCGACGCGATCGACCGGAAGGGGTAGCCGCCCGGTAATCACCCAATCGGCCAAGGTGCCGGCGGCCTCTAAATCGCCGCCGGTAACCTTCCATGCCCATATGCGGACATCCATCTCGCTCATGCCGCGCGCTCCTCGACCGGCGCCAAGGGGGCGGGGGTGCGGCCGTCAAGGAAGCTGTCTGCGGTGACCTGCCCTTCGGTCACCGTCCGAATGCGCATCAGCGCATCGCGGCTCGGCATCAGGTGGCCGCACAGCCAGCGGTTCAGCGTGACGAGATGCACGTCGAGCATCGCCGCCGCTTCACGCTGGGAGAGTTTCTGAGCCTTGATCCATTCACGGAGCGTCATGGCGTCGGGTTTTAACGTATGGCGCGGTAATCTGTCCAGGGGTTTTAAGCGCTACCCGCAATGGTTGTTCTAGCGGCTGCCGTTTACCTTTCCCGTATGGCCCGCCCCCGCACGAAGCCTCGTAACCTTTTGGCGCACCTGACCCCGTGGCGTGAGAAAGCGGGGTTGACCCAAGAACAGGTCGCGAACATCTTTGATGTTCATCCCGTGACAGTTTCACGGTGGGAGACGGGGGAGCTACCGGTGGACCTGCCAAAGCTCAAGCGCCTGGCCGACCTGTTCGGGGCCGAGCATCACTCGCAGCTGCTATTTCCGCCTAGCGACGCCGTGACAATCGCCCGGCTGCGGCGCGCCCATGACGTGCTGGTGAACATGACCGAGGAGCAGGCCGCCAGGTGGCTGGGCACTGGCGAGGATGTGACCAAGCCCAAAGCGCCAAAAACCTAGGCGCGGGAATTTTAGCGTAAGACGCATTTTCTCGGTTGACGTGATTTAACGTTTGCGGTTATAACTCCCCCATCGCAATTGCCTTGGGGACCGCACCGATGACCGCCTTCGACCGCGAAAAAATCATCCAGGCCGCGATCGCGAAGATCGCCGCCCTGCCGAAGTCGCCAGCCGAGCCGGTGCTCACGATCCACGAGGCCGCGCTGCGCAGCTGGCGCGGGCACATCGACCGCATCCGAGGCGAAATGCGCTGCTACCATTGGAGCAGCGGCCAGCGCGCGATGATGCTGCGGCACATGCAGTCGGCGCGGCGCACGATTGCCGAGATCAAGGCGCTTCAGGTTCGTGAAGGGCGCGCGGCATGAGCGCCCGCTCCATCCACGCGCCCGACGCGGTCGAGCACCGCGCGCGGCAGATCGCGGCGGCAAAGCTGTCCGTCGTGGCCGGCCTCGAGTTCCTCCACCGCGAGTGCGTCGCCACCGGCGACATCGGCGCGCAGTGCACCGCCCGCCTGCTGGAGCGCATCGCGGCCGAGGCCACCACCGCCATCAACGAGGCTGAGATTGACCTTCTGGGGAGGACGCAATGACCAAGCCCATGAACCGCGCCGGCCGTATCGTGCTGGTGCGCGACATCACGCAGAGCGACCGGGAGCGGATGCCGGACTTGTTTCCGGATGACCTGGACGAGCGCCCCAGCTTTGCGGGCAAAGCCGGCGCGGCGTTGGTCGTGGTGGCGTTCTGCGTCGCCGCGGCCTGGTGGGTGTTCGCATGAGCGCGCAGCACAAACTGACAGCCGTTGGCAGGTGGGTGCATTTTAGCCCTAGCCGCGATGATGCGCGCATCATCGCCGAGGTGTTCGACGTGGCTGACCCCAACGGGCTTGCTCGCCAATTCGCCGCTTCGTCTGACATGCTGGCGGCGCTGCGGGAATACGATGCCTACATGTCGCGTTTCTACACAGACACAGATGGCGGGCCGATGAGCGAGCCGAACCGTGCGTCGTGGAAAGCCGCCCGCGCCGCCATCGCCCGCGCGGAGGGACGCGTGCCATGAACGACACAAGCCGCGAGGCGGTGGAGCGCGTGGCGTCAACGCTTGAGGCAGAAGCCCAGCACTTTAATAGCAACCGCGAGACAGAAGCGGCGAACAGGATGGCCGCCCTCCTCCGCGCCCTTCTGGCCGAGCGGGACTTGGCCATGGAAGCGCTGAAGGAAGCGCATGGCGATGCCGCCGGCCAGCACATGGACGCATTCCAGGCCGGCTACGCGGCGGGCTTTGATCGCGGCCAATGCCACGGCGCCGAGACGATGCGCGAGCGGGCAGCGGCGGAAGTCGATACGTGGCAAGGCGCCGAGCCGACCACCGAGGAACACCCGCAGCGGCTGGTCTGGGCCGTGCTCAAGACCAAGGCGGAAGCCATCCGTGCGCTGCCGCCGGTGCAGCCATGAAAGAACACACACAATCCGGGGCAGCCGCGCATTCCGCGGCGCCGGATGCCGGGGGAGGAGGGGCCAGCACCGGGTGGATCCAGGCCCCGCCCCCGGCTGATCCTTTGCAGTGGCTGCGGGACGCCGACCCCGCGTTGCCGATGCCCCTGGATGCCCTCGCCTGCGCCGCCACGCTGGCCGTCATGCACCACAAATGCGACCACGCGAAGAAGGCCGCCCGCATGCTGAAAGCCTACGCGACCGAGCACAACCTGCGCACCAAGCAAACGAACGGAGCCCGCCCATGAGCAAAGACCTGGCGGACGCGCTTTTGCGCGGGGATGCTGACGCCACATGCTATGGCTTGCGCGATTTCGGTAACGCTCTGGCCATCCTGGACAGCCGCCAACCGCCCGAAAAATCAATCGTGTGGGCTGGCCCGGCGTCTGACCGCGCGCTTGCCGAAAAAGAACTGGCCAACCTGAAAATGCGGGCGCGGCTAGCTGCCGTTACCGCAGCGGCTAAGGCGCACATTCATTCGCACGAAAAAAGGGCGTTTGATCGTGACGACCGAGAAAAAGAACGCGCCATGTCGCAATTTTTGGGGATCACGCCATGAGCGACGCAGCCTGGCACGCAGCCCGCGCCAAGGTCGTCGGCGCGTCCGAGATCGCCGCGCTGTTCGATGTCTCGCCGCACATCAGCCACTACGCCCTCTGGCACATCAAGGCGGGCCGCGTGCCGCCGCCGAACCTCGACGAAGACGAGCGGGTGCGGTGGGGCCGCCGCCTCGAAGCGCCGATCGCCGCCGGCATCGCCGAGGACCAGGGCTGGACCATCGCCAAGGGCGGCCACATCACCCACCCGACCGAGCCTGGCATGGGCTGCACGCTCGACTACCGGATCACGAAGGGCGGGCCGATGCCGGGCGAGGGCGTGCTCGAGGTCAAGGCCGTGGACTGGCTGGTGCGCAAGCGCGATTGGGGCGAGGAGCCGCCGGCGCACATCCTGCTCCAGCTTCAACACCAGCTGGCGTGCACGGGCCTGGCCTGGGGCGTGGTGGGCGCCCTGGTCGGCGGCAACGAGGTCCGCATCTGGCCCTACACCGCGCGCCCTGCGGTCATGAAGGAGATCGCCCGGCGGGTCGGCCGGTTCTGGGCCAGCATCAAGGCGAACAAGCCGCCGGCGCCGGACGGCAGCGAGAGCACCGCCGAGACGCTGGCCGCGCTCCACCCGCACGCCCGCGGCGAACGCCTCGACCTTCGCGGCGACAATGAACTGCCCGAGGCCTGCGCCGGCTTCATCCGAGCCAGCGAGGAACGCGCCGCCGCCGAGCGGGCGCGGGACGCCTACGCGGCCACCATTCGCAACAAGCTGGGCGACGCGCCCGAGGCCATGGTGGCCGGCTACACGGTGCGGCTGCCCGAGGTGAAGGGGCAGCCCGACCGGATCATCAGCCAGGCCGATGTCGGCCAGGTCATCAGGGGCCGCGCCGGTCATCGCCGGTTGGCCGTCAAGCCCTACGAACTCAGTGAGGAACAAGCAGCATGAACGCCGTCGCCATCACCGACGTGCTCGACAAAGGGGGCGCCCAGTTTCGCCGGGCCCTGCCCGAGCACATCCCCGTGGAGCGGTTCAAGCGGGTGGCGCAGACCGCCATCCTGAACTCGCCGATCTTGATGCGGGCCGACCCGCGCGCGCTGCTGACGGAGCTGGTCAAGGCGGCGCAGGATGGCCTGCTGCCCGATGGTCGCGAGGCCGCCATCGTGCCGACCGCAGGCGGCGTCAGCTACCGGCCCATGGTGGCCGGCATCCTGAAGAAGGCGCGCAACAGCGGCGAGATCGCCGGCATCTCGTGCGAGGTTGCCTACAAGGGCGAAAAGTTCAGCGTGGTGTTGGGCGACGAGCCCAAGATCACACACGAGCGCGACCTCGAGGCTGCCGACGACGCGCCCTGGGTAGCGGTCTACGCCGTGGCCACGTTGAAGTCTGGCGAGAAGGTCCGCGCCGTGATGACGCGCGCGCAGGTGTTCCGCATCCGTGACCGCAGCGATGCCTACCGGGCCTGGAAGGCGGGCAAGATCAAGTCCACGCCTTGGGACACTGACCCGGAAGAGATGGCCAAGAAAACCGTGATCAAGCGGCTGGCGAAGTTGTTGCCCTCGAGCACCGACAAGGATGAGGCCTTGCGCCGCACGATCGAGCGCGAGGATGACGAGCACACGATCGACGCCTCGGTCGAGCCCGAGGTGGCGGTCCAGCCGCCGACCGATCGCATGGCCGCGCTCGAGGCCGCGGTGGTGGCCGAGGATGGCTGGCCGCCGGATGATGGCTGGCCGGGTCCGGATGTGCCGGCCGCGCCGGCCGCGCCGGTGCCGCAGAACGTGAGCCAGAAGGAATTGGCGGCGCTGGCGCAGGACCCGGCGTCGGTGAGGGGGCCCGGCCGATGAGCGCGCGCAGAATGGTGGCGCGGGCGCTTGATGACCCCACGCTGACAATGTCGTGTTACGCAACGCGGGAGGATTTGCGCATGGCCCGCGCCGACGCCGCCCTGGTCGGGATTCACGCCGCCGGCTACCGCATCGTGCCAGAAGTGGCGACTGAAGCGATGGCTAAAGCCGCCGCTGATCTGGGCCTCGTTGTTTCATACGGAGACCGCGTCGAAACCCAATACGTTACCGAAATCGACGCGCAAGACATTTGGGCCGCCATGCTCGCCGCCGCGCCGAAGGTGCTGGCATGACTGGCCGGAGCAATCGAAGGGAGGCCCGGCCGATGAGCGCGCGCGAGGTGGTGGCGCGGGCGATGGTCGATTTGCAGGGGTGGCGATGGGAACGCGTTGACCAAGCGCGATGGCTGGAACACGCCGACGCCGCCCGCGTCGCGATGCGAGAGCATCTGGCGCAGGTGGTGCCGGCGGAAAACGCAACAGGCGACTATTCGCACACGGTGGCAGTGAAAGGCGGCTGGAACGCGTGCCGCAGTGAAATGCTGAAGGCGCTGGGCGATGAGTGACGCCCCGCCGTCCGCGCTGCTGACCAAGGAAGCCAACGCTCTGGCCGATCTTGCCACGCTGGGCCAGCCGCTGCCCGCCGGCAAGGTCGCCACGCTGGCCCGCCGCCTGCGCGACATCGCGAAAGACGTGGATGCAACCGAAAAGATGAAGGTGGCCAATGAGTGACGCAGTGACCGAGGCGGTGCGCCGCATGGTGGCGTCCGCCACACGCGAAGCCGCAACGATGCAGGGCGAGGCGCGCTGGACCATGCTGCGGTTGCTGGCTGAAATTCACCTGCGCGCAGCTGCGGAAATCACAGTACTGGCCGACGCTTGCCAGCCGCCGCCATGCTCGCCGCCGCGCCATCGGCGAAACTGATGCCTGACCCCCTGACCCCCGAGGACGTGGCCGCCCGCTACCGCGAATGCTGGCCACCCCACCCTGACCGCGACGGTTGGTATTGGCTACAACACGGCTACGGCAACTGGCGCGTGGCTCGCTGGCACAAAGCAGGCGCATGGACATTTGACGGCGAGCGGGAGTTCTGGCGGCCAGCAGCTTTAGCTCGCGTCAATCCCTGGACAGTTTGGGCGGAGGTGCCGGAACCATCCACCCTGCCGGGCTACTTTTGGCTGGGCGCAGAGGCCGGCAGCGATGCCTGAGCTTCCCGCTTGGCTCACGCTGGCCGAAGTGGCGGCGGCCATGGCCATCAGCACGCGCACGCTCCGCCGGCTGCTGCCCAGCCTGGCCGAGTTGCGCCCGCACAAGATCGGCCGTTCCCTGCGGTTCACGCCGGCCGACCTGGCCCGGCAAATGGAGGCGCTGCGATGTCACTCTCCCTCCGCCGCCGGGGCCGCATCTGGTATGCCGCCGGCGTCATCCGCTGGGGCCGACAGAAGGTCACGGTCCCGGAGTTCAGCACGGGATGCGTTTCTCGCCGAGACGCGGAAGATGCGGCTCGCGCAGAAGAACACCGCATCGTCGGCGAATTGCGCGAAGGGCCGGAAGCCGCGGCCCGCCGCGCCCCCATCCTCGAAGCCCTCGCCGGCTACCGCGACCGGCCGGAAGGCCACGCTGCGGGTGATCTCTGGCGGATCGAGCAGCTCGGCGAGTTCATCGGCGACCGCGCCATAGGCGAAGCCGCCTCGGCCTGGGAAGCGTTCTGCCGGATGCGCTGCGCCGGCCTGGCTCCCGCCACCACCGACCGCTTCCGCGTCACGCTGCGGGCCGCGCTGAACCGCTTCTGCGACGCGCGCGGCATCCGCACCCCCAAGATCGCGCCGCTGGTCTACACGAACGAGATACAGCGCCACCTGACCAGGGCCGAGGAACGCCGCCTGTTGCGCTCCTACAGCCGCCCCGCGCGTGACGTGGCGCGGTTCCTGTGCTCGACCGGGTGCCGCACCCAGGAGGCGCTGCGGCTGACCTGGCGGCACGTGGACCTTGCCGGCGGCGGGCAGGTGCACTTCCCCATGGCGCAGACCAAGACGCGCAAGGGCCGGTCCGTGCCGTTGACGGCGGCCATGAAGGTGATGCTGGGGCGCATCCGGCGGGTTCGGTTCGGAGCGGCCCTGCCGGCGCCCGACGCGCACGTGTTCTTCAGCGCGCGGCGCGCGCCCTACCGCGACACGCGGGGCGAGGGTGGCAACCCGCTGGCGAAGGCGCACGCCACGGCCTGCCGGCGGGCCGGGATCGAGGCATTCCGGCTGCACGACTGGCGGCACCACGCGGCCAGCTGGGCGGTGATGAACGGCATGAGCGTGCCAACCCTGATGCAGCTGTTCGGGTGGCAAAGCCCGCGGATGGTGCAGCGCTATGTGGCCCTGAGCGCGGCGCACGTGGCGGCGGAACGGAGGCGGGTGGGATGACTGCCGGTCATTTGCCGGGTGTTGCTGTCACGTTCTGGCCCGGAATGGCACGATCCGTTCCCGGCGGCGGTGCCTGGGCAATGCCACTAGGCGTTATAACCCGTTGGAAAGATTGGGGCTGGATGGTGGGCGCGACAGGGATTGAACCTGTGACCCCTACCGTGTCAAGGCGGGGCGCCTTCGGCCGGAAAGCAAGGAGGGGCCTGGGAAATGAATGATGCGCCGGAAGTCATTGCCGCTCGAATGCCGGTAAAAGGCGCGTGATCCTCTGGTTCCTGACCACCTCCGCCGTGATCCTGGCCGCCTATTGGGCCGGGACGTGGCGGCGCTGGGCCGCCGGGGCGGTGCTTACCGCCGCCGGCATCATCGGCGTGTTGGTGCGAGCGCGGAGGCCACCTGCGGCACGATCTTCTCGGCGCTTCGGCCGATGACGTAGCCGCCGATGCCAAGCTCGACGATGGACCACAACTTGAGCACCTCGCCCTCGCTCAGCCCCGGCGCGCTGTAGCCCAACCACCGCGCCACGATCAGGCACCCGAAAGTGAGCATCAGGATCGGCCGCCAGGAGGCGGTCAGCCAGTGCTCGCTCTCGGCCTCGGCCTTCACGATGCTGGCCGCGGCGTGCTCGAGCTCGGCGCTGCGACGCAGCATCTCCATTTGCAGTTCCATCTGCGCCTTCGCCGCCTGCTCGGGGTCGGGGAAGATGCGCTTCAGCGCGTCACCCAGGATCGGGAACAGCGCGGGCAGCAGGGTGGCGATCATGGCGGGTATTCCTTCCAGCGCAGTTCCTTCTGGCGGGCCATCGTCCGCACGCCCTCGGAGACCGAGAACGGCACGGTCTCGCGGGCGCGTTCAACCACGCGCACCAGGTCGGGGTGCACGCCCTTCAGCCGCTCCCGGTCGCGTGGGGTCATGGCGCCGGTCATTTCAGTGCGGCCTGGGCCAAGGCGGCCAAGATCGGCGCCACCTCCACCTTCAGCAGCGTGGCGGTGGTCAGCATGCCGCCGATCAGCACATACAGCATGTTCTCGATGCGCTTCAGGCGCCGGTCCACGCGGTCGTATCGCTGGGCGCATAGGTCCGCGTGCACGGCTAGGTCGGTCTTCTCGGCCGGGATCATCGCGTTGTCGTTGCTCATGGCGCAAGCACCTGGTCGGGGTTGATGCCGGCAAGCGTCAGCAGCGCGCGGGCCTGCGGGTCATCCGCATAGATGCCTTCGCGCAAAGTCAGCAGCAGCGCGGCCGCGTCGGGCGCTACCTGCAACGCGGCCAGCAGCGGGGTGAGGCCGCCCAGGACAATCACCCTGGTCAGCACCACGGCCAGCGGCACCAGCGCGGGCGGCGGCGGCGGCTCCACCCAGGCGCTGCCGTTCCATGTGGCGCGCGCATCCTGCGGCGGCGCCGGCACCTCGATGGCCTCGCCGGGTGGCAGCGCACCAATGAACACGCCTAGATAGGCGCCGGCGGGGCTGCGGTAGTAGCGCGCGGTCATGCGAACACGTCCAGATTGATGCGGGCCAGCGCGGGGTTGACGCTGTCCACGCCTCCAGTCCCGCCGCTTGTGGCTACGTAGAGCGCAGCAAGTGGACACTTCCAAAAAACTTCCGTGGTGGTTTTGCGCACACCGGTGGTTGTGTTGCCCAATGAGTCCAAGCCCCCCACGCCTGACGCTATTTCATAAATGTGACCCACCGAGAAACCGGTGTGCGCCGTGTCAATAATGATTGACGGCACAACCAGTTTCGGCACCACACCGAAATTGTGTGCAAACGTGACCGTGCCGCCGAGTGAAAACGCGACGTAGCCGCTTGACGCGAGGCGCGTGAAAGGCAGCGAAGCCGCTTCACGCAGCAACGTAGTAACCCACCCGATGCCGTCGCATTCGATCATCGCGACGGCGCCAGGCCGCAACGTCAGGGTTGCCACGCCGTCGATCGTCTCGGCGCCGTCTGGGTCCACGGTTATGATCCCCGTGCCGCCGTTGCGCACCCGCACGGTGAAGCCGTCGCCGAGCGTGGCGGCGGCGGTGAGCGCCAGCACCCAGGTGCCGGTGGCGCGGATGAGCCGGCCGTTGTCGGCGGCCACCACGGTGTAGCCGCTGGCCTGCGCCAGGCTCGGCGCCCGGCGGCGCGCGGCCTTCAGCGGCGTCATGAACCGCGCGTCATCGGTGCCGGTGTTGGCCTCGGCCTGCGTTGCGATCTCGGCGATGCCGGCGGCGCTTTCGGTTGCCGCGTTCGCCACCGCCAGCAAATTGGCCAGTCGGAAGGCGGTGCCGTCGTGCCGGATCATCAGCAGCGCGCCCGAGGGCATGTCGCCGGCGCTCAGCGCCGAGCCATCGGGGCGCAGGATCGACTGCGCGGCCAGGCCCGAAACCGCAATCGTGGCGGCGCCGGTGTTGGCGGCGGCGCCGTTCAGGAACTCCAGCGCCAGGCCGGCGGCATAGGCGCCCACGGCGGGGCTGGGCGTCAGCGTGCGCGCGTTGGCGGTGCCGCCCGCGGTGCCGCCCCACTGCGCGTAGGAAGTCACCACGCCGCCGGTGATGGTCAGCAGCGCCGGTTCGCCGGAAGAACCGAAGCCCAGCACCTTGCCGGCGCGCATGAGGGCGGAAAGCAGCTCGGGGCTTACCGCACCATCGGTGCGCGGGAAGCGCAGCGCGCGGCCCAGTATCTCATCCTGCTCCTGCACCACGGCCATCTGCCGGTCGAGCCGCTGCTCCAGCGCCTTGGCGGGCAGGCCGCCATCGGGCGTCAGGATCAGCGGCTGCGTGCGCAGCGTGTTGCGCCGGATGGTCCAGACCACGCCGGTGGCGGGCGCCGCGGTGGCGGTGACGGTGCCGGTGGAGCCGTTGCCGCCGGCCACGGTGTAGTGTGTGCCCAGCGCGCGCACCGTCTCCACGCCCAGCGCACTGCGTTCGATCACCTCGATCTCGCCGGGTCCGAAGAATTGGAACGGCACCGCGAAGGCGGTGGTGGTGCCGTCGCCGGCATAGTCGACACGGGTGGCGGTGGTGCTGATGGTCATGGCCTAAGGCTCCTGCTCGGGCGGGGGGCTGCGCCCGGTCACGGCGCGGAACTCCCGGTCGCGGGTCACGCGGCGGTCGAGGTCGGGGAAGTTGTCGAGGGCGTCGCGCGTGGCAGCCTCCCACCTGGTCCTGCGGATCAACCGGATCGTGTCGGCCTGCTGCTTCGGGTCCATGTTCGTGAAGGAACTGTCCTGCACCAGGTCGACCAGCTGCTCGCGGAAGGTCTGCCCGCCGCTGCCGTTGTCGTTCATGCGCTGGATGATCCAGTTGTATTGGCTCGCCGTCAGCCGCACGTTGGTGTTGGGGAACTTGTCGCCGGGCAGCGTCAGCACGCCGCCCAGAGCCATGAGCCGGTCCTCGAGCGCGTCGGCCCGGCCCGTGGTCATGCGGAAGGGCCAGAACAGCGGAAGCGCGCCGCCCTCGGTCGGCTGCACCACCTCGCCCCAGATGTTGAGGCGCGGCGCCACTTCGTCGCTCTCGCCCGGAATGCCGGCGCGGGTCTGCTGCAACGCGCGGTCGAAGCCGCGTCGCACCGGGTTGCTGTTCGCCACCTCGGGCGTCTCGGCCATGGTGTTGGACGTGGCGGGCGACATGGAGCGCTCGATCGCGCGCATGACCACGCCGCCGGTCAGCGGCATGAACATCACCTGCGCCAGCCTCTCGGCCAGCAGGCCTGCGGCACGCTCGGCCCGGCTTTCGCCCACGCCGGCTTGGCGCTCGGTCAGCAGCTGCGCGATGTCGCTGATGCCCTGGGCCATGGGCTGCTGAAGCGTGTAGTCGTAGAGGCCGACCACGCCGGCCAGCGCCATGCCCATGATCTGATCATCCAGCCCCTCGCCGGTGGGGTTCGCCGCGACGTGCTGCGCCATGTCCGCGGCCATGCCGACCAGCGCAGATAGCGGATCGACACGGGCGTAGGAATGACACTTCCACTGACCATCGACCCGGTCGCAGAAGCTGTAGGGCTGGATGCCCTGGCGGTCCCACGACTGGCCCAGAGCGCGATCGGCCGGGCGCCCGCCGGTGATCCTGAAGTCGGGGTTTGCCATGCTGTCGGCAACCTGGCCGTAGATCCAATACATGGCCACCGACCCCAGCGCGATGCGCGACATCGCCATGTCCGCGCGCGCGCCGCCGGCGAGAATGTCGGAGCGCACCTGCGGCGAGAGGAACACGGACATGGGGGTGCGGTGCAGCGCCGCCCGGTAGACGTTGACCGGCGTGGTGAAGAACGGAACGAACGCCTTGGCGAGCGGGTGCTGCATCACGGCGGCCAGCTGCTGCATGTAGGGCCCCAGCTCTTGCTGGAACGTCATGGCGCGCGCGGCGTCCGTCGCCGACCGCTCCCACATCTCGGGCGGGTGCTGCCGCATGCGCGCCACCTCGAGCGCCGCGTCGGCCTTGCTCATGCCGTCCTGCATCAGCAGCTGCATCTGCCGGTAGGCCTGGGCCCACAGCTCGCCGTTGTGGCCGACCGTCTTGAAAAATGCGTCCTCGGTCAGCAGCGCGCGCCCAGGCACGCGGACCAGGTTGCCCGCGGCGTTCACGGCGCGATCAACCCCGCGCTGCGTTGCCTGCGCCGCGCTGGCCATGCTCTGGGGATTGCCCACGATGGTGCCGAGTAGCTCGATGCCCTGCGCCATCGTGCCGCCCAGCTGCAGGTTCTCGGCGCTGATCGCGTCGTAGCGCAGCACGTCCATCTTGCTGATCGCGTCGGCCGGCACGCCGGTGCGCCAGGTCTGGCCGGCGACCCGGAAGGCATCGCCCAGGGACTGATACATGCCGGCCATCTGGGCGAAGGCCTCGCCCATGTAGACCTGCTCGTCGCCGCCGATGCGCAGGAACGTGCGGCCGGTGCCGATCGCGCCAGCCAGGAACCGCTCGGGGATCGACCACAGACCGTAGGCGGTGTTGCCGAGCATGTTGACGATGTGCGTGGTCGGCAGCGCCAGGAGGCTGTTGATGTAGGCCTCGATCAGCGCATCGACCGTCCGGCGGCCGAGGCTGGCCTGGGCGAAGCGCGCCGCGGCCGCGCCCGGCGGCACCTGCGCCCACATGGCGGCCTGGGTGCGCAGCAGCTGCTCGCCACCCATCGCCTCGATCATGGAGCGCGCGTCGGTGGGCGAGCCGGATGCGCCCAGGCGCCGCACCACCTCGGCGCTGTCGGTCGGGATCACGGAGAGCACGTCGCGCATGAACCGCGCGCCACCCAGGGCTCGGCCGCTCTCGGTCATGGCGCCGTCGGCCTGGTTGGCCAGCACCGAGGTGAACGCCAAATTGAACTGCATCTGCCTCAGCAGCTCCGGCGCCTCGGGCGACCGAGCGCCCGCCTGCAGCGCCTGCGCCGTCCTGCGCAATTCGTTGGTCGCCACCTGCACCGCGGCGCCGGCGGCCAGCAGCTCCTCGATGTTGAACGTCTCGCCAGGCTTGCGGGCCAGCAGCATGCGCGCCGCGCCGTCGAACCCGATGGCCTCGGCCGCCGCCACCATCTGCTCGCGCGTCTGCACGCCACGGCCGGCGGCGGCGAACAGGTCCGGGTTGGCCTGGCGGATGGCATCCACGAAGGCCTGCGTGTCCTGGGGCATGTATTGCCCCCGCATCGAGATGCCGTTGAAGGGGCCGGTCTGGTTCGTTCCCAGGATTTTCCAAACGTCGTCCACCTCTTGCTGCGAGGCGGCGCGCAGGGCGGGCGCCCCGCTGGGCGTCACGTCGAGGAAGTCCTGCGCGCGGGGGCGCGGCATGCTGTCGGGCGTGACCCGGCTCAGGCGCTGGATCAGCTCCATCAGCCCGCCGGCCACCTGCGTCTCGCCCTCGGGCGGGCCGAAGCTGTCGCCGGGCGCGCCTACGGGCGCCGCCTGTGCGGGTTCGGGCGCGGGGGTGGCCACGGGGGCCGGCGCGGGCGCGGGCGCTACAGGCGGGGCTGTGGCTGCGTCGGGCGTGGCTGTGCCGGGCGTGGCCTGGTCCGGCGGCACGCCCACCTCGATCACCGGCGGCGCCGTGACGTTGGCGAGCGGTTCGGGCTCGGGGGGCGGCGGCGCGGCCAGGCCGGCATCGCCCAGGAAGGTCGAGCCCGGCACGTTGGGCAGGTTGACCTCGGGCAGCGCCGGGCTCAGCCCAGCGTCGAGGGTGGGGCTAACGGCCATCGGGGGCGCCTTCGCTCGGCTGCTGTGGGTAGATTTCTTTGCCGCCGACCACCAGCACCGGCACGAAGCCATACCTGCGGACGATCTCGATCAATTCGTCGTTGAACACGACATAGTTGTAACTGCCGCTGCCCGCGCTGCGGCTGCCGCCGTCGAGGTATTGGATGCCGTCAATGCCGGCCGCGCGCAGGGCGGCGGAAGCGGCTTCCTCGTCGCGCGTGGCGCCGGGCACAAGGGCGCTGCTTTCGTAAAGCTGGGCGCCGGTCCATTCGGGCTTGAACCGCTCCGACCCCGGCAGGCTCATCAGCGCCCGCTGCACTTCTGGCGGCTGCTCGCTCAGCGGCTTGTCCCAATCCAGCAGGCGCTCGGGCGAGGTCTGAATGCGGACCTCGTAGACGTTGCCGGTGCGCGTTATCGGCAGGTCGGCATTCTTCTCCATCCAATCAGCCGCCTCGCGAAGCATGGCCGCCTTGGCCATATGCTCGGCACGCTCTGCCGCAAGGGCGCTGCCACGCATGCGCCGCGCGTATTGTTCATACGCCGATGCAAAACCCCGAACTTTCTGCGCAGCGTCGCCCAAGCTCGACGGGCTGCCGTCCTCACCAATCCATTTTAGGTTTTCACGCACCAGGGCCGGCGGGTTCAATTCGCCAACGGTGCGCCCCCCCACCAGTGTTTCTGAAAGCGCGTTTCTGTAGCCTCTCGCCACATCCTCGCGGCTCGCGAAATACAGCCCGTGCCCGAACGCCTGCGCGCCCTCGCCCGTGCCGATCTTGGAACTGTCGAAGCGGTCCACGTTGTGCGGCGTGCCGTGGAATGCGCGGATGCCCTCGGCCGGTGCAGCCGGTGGCGCGTTGGGGTAAACGCCAGCAGCACGCCGCGCGCGAGGCGCAGCAGCAGCGCCACCAGCGGCAGCGCGGCCAGCGCGACTGGCGGGGGCGGCCTGTGCGTCGCCGGTGGTAGAGGGCGCGCCCAGCAGCGCGGCCATGGCGGCCGCGGCGGTGGGGTTCTGGCGCAGCATCCGCACGCCCGCCACCACCGCCGAAATTGCGGCGCCGGTGACGGCGCCATCGGTCACTGACAGCAGCCTGGCCTTGATGCGCTCGTCCTCGGCCGCCGCCTGCTGGGGGTCCAGCGGGGCCAGCGTTTCCGGCGCCACGCCCAGCGAGCGCAGCAGCGTGACCATGCCGCCCTGCTCGGGATCGCTCATGAAGTCGGCCGCCATGCCGCTGCCGATGTTGGCCAGCAGGCCGCGCCCCGCGGTGAAGCCGCCGGTGGTGGCGAACAGCACCAGATAGGTGCCCAGGTCCGCGATCGTGTTCGCGACCTCACCCTCGACCTCTGGGCGCGGCAGTTCGGGCGCCACCACGCTGAAGCCCGTGTCCTCGCGTCGCGTCGGCGACATCGAGGGCATGGGCACCATGCTCGGGGCAACCGAGCCGGATGCCGACAGGGTGCCCAGCACGTCGGCGCCGGTGTCGAGCACCGCCTGCGCCGCGCCCATCACCGCACGCCCAGCCACGCGCGCGCCCTGCATCACGCCCGGCACGATGCCCTCGCCGCCGGCCCGCCGATCGAGCACGGCCTGCGGGGTGCGGCCCGACACGCCGGCCGGGCGGATTTCGTCGGCCGGGTCAGCACCTCCGCCAGGACCGACAGGCCCCGCGCCGGCAGGGTTTGGGGCGGCCGGCGGCACGATCACGTCAGGCGCCACGCCGGTGCCACCAGGCGGCCTGCCCTGCTCACCCTCGGGCGCGCCCTGCGGGTAGATGTCGATCACCGGCGGCTCGGTGGGCGCGGGCAGCTCGCCACGGCGGATCATGATGCGCTCCAGCACGCGCTGCTCGATGTCGTTCATCGCGACCCCAGCGTCGAGGTGGCCACGGCAGCCTCTGCCGCACGCAGCCGGTCCATCAGGTTCTTCCAGTTGGCATAGGTCTGCGGCGTCACCACCGTGCCGTCAGCCAGCTTTGGCGGTTCGGGCCGCGCACCGAACATGCCGCGGTTACGATCCGCCGCCAGGAAGGCCGCCATCGCCGTCTCAAGCTGCGCCCAGGCCTGGGGGTCGCGCACCGCGGCCGGCACCAGACGCACGTTGCGCTGAGCGTTGTCGAGATCAACCCGCGCCTTGGGGCTGCCCGGTTCGCGCAAACGCTGCTGAACGTAGGCGCGCGGGTCCATGTCGGGGTTGCGGTCGCGCTCGACGCGAAGGTCGTTCAGGATGCGATCAACCACCTGCTCGCGCGCCTGGGTTTCCTGTGTCCGCATGGCGTTGGGCACGTTGGACGGCACCACGCCCATTTCGCGGCTCAAGAACTCCTCGGCCTCGTTGAAGCGCACATTCTGGCGCTCCTCGATGCGCTTCAGGCCTTCCTCATACATTTCGAAGTTGATCTGGCGCGCGCCGATCATCGACTGCAGCTCTGTCCTGGTGAGCGGGTTGGTGCGGTCCAGCAGCCGCTCGCGGAACGCCGCGCGCATGATCGGCGTCGCCGGGATGTCCTGCTCGCGCCCGTTCACCAGGCCTTCGAACCGCGCGTAGCTCTCGCCGGTGCCGTAGGAGCGCAGGCGGCTCAGGGCCTCGCGTGCGCCCTGCACGTCGCCGCTGCGGGTGCGGTCGATGATGTCCTTTTCGGCGGCGGTGGCCAGGCCCTCAACCTCGCGCCGCTGGGCCGCGTCCTGCCGCAGCGCGTTCGTGTAGGCCATGCTCGCCTGCGCCTGCTGCCGGCTGGTCGCGCTGTTCAGCAGCTGCACGCGCCGCGTCGCATCCATGCCGGGCATCTGTGCCGGGTCGCTCAGCATGGCCACCGCGGCGGCGGGGTTGCTCTGGATCAGCCGACCCACGCGCGCCGTGTCGACCTCATCGCGGAAGCCCTGGCTCAACCGCTGCAACTCGATTTGGGAAAGCCGCCCCTCGCTCTGCTGCAACAGGGTGCCCCAGTCGCGGATGGCCGCCTGGTCGCCGGTCGCCGCCCTGGCCGACAGCAGCCGGCTCTGTTCCAGCAGCGTCGCCTTGAATGCGTCCTCTTCCAGCGCGCGGCCGCGCGCGGCGGCGCCTCGCGTCAGGCCGTTGAAGTTGTCGACCAGGCGCGCCTGCGCCAGCGTGAACCCCTCGCGGTCGCCGCCCAGCCGTTCCTGCAACCCGGCCTCGATCTGCTGCCGGCGCTGCTGCACCAGGGGGCCGATCGTCGACGGGTCGCGCGCGGCGTCCACCTCGACCTGCAACTCGCCGATCGCGTTGGAGGCCTCGGCCAGGGCGCGCACGCGCACGCCGGCCTGCACCCGCTCGCCGACCGCCTCGAGGTCCGATACCGCCTTGCCGACCATGGCGCCGAGCGCGCCGGCTTGGCGCGGGTCCTGAAGCACCGGCTGCGGGGCCTGAACGCCCGTGCGGGCGGTGAAGATCGGGATTTCGGTTGCCATCAGGGTGCCGCCGCGCCGCTCTTGAACCCGCCGCCGGCAGAGCTGCCGAACAGCTTGCCGACGCTGAACTGGCCGCCGGTGCCGCCGTCGAACCAGCCCTGCCTTGCGCCGCCCGCCAGAATGGACCCGCCGGCGCCGAGGAGGCCGCCGATCTCAAAGCTCGTGGCCGCGCGCCGCTGCGCCTTCGCCTGCGTCCGGTAGTTCTGTGCCTGCACCGCGCCGCCGTAGCGGATGGTCAGCGCGTCGAGCTCGGCCTGCGCCGCCTCAAACTCCATCACGTCGCCGGCGCTGCCCTCGGTGGTGAAGCCGCTGGCGCCGGTCGCCGTGCGCCGCTGGCCCATCCGCACGCGGTTGGCGGTGCGCTGCCGGGCCTCGTTCGCCGCCGCCGCATCGACCGCAGCGCCGGCCGCCGCGTCGAGCTGGTTGGCGTTGCCGCGCGCCGCCGCGCCCTGCGAAACCCCGGAGTAGAGCGAGGAGGCAGCCATGGCAGCCATGGCCAGGTAGGGCAGGCACATGCTCTCAATCCCCGACATTCTGCGTGACCACCAGCGCGGTCACGGTGCAAGGCAGGGGCTGATCCTGCTCGACCACGATGATGGCCTGGCGGTCAGCCAGCGCCGGAAAGGTCACCGGCTTGTCGCCCGTGAACAGGGCCGGGCTGTTGTCCATAGGGTCGGCGTCGGTCGCGAACACGATCCGCTCGCGCCCGCTTTGCGCGCCGCGCCGCCAGCCCACGATGCAGCCCATGGTCTGATACAGTCTGACAGCCAGCCGGTGTATCTGCCGCGCGCGCGTCTGGCTGGTGCCGTCCTGCGCGCCGCCCTCAAGGTCCACCGTTTCCATCAGCGACGTGAACGGCAGGCCGGCATGCACGCGCGCCGCGGCGAACGGCAGCACGATCTGGCCCAGCGCGACCAGCGCGGTGGTGGGCTTGCCGTCCGCCAGCACGGCCAGCGTCTCGCCCTCGAGGTGCGCCAGGCCGGTGAAGGTCGTGGTCGGCGCGCCGCTGTAGGACAGGCCCGCGTCCACGAAGAAGGCCTCGCGCTTCTCGGCCTCGGTGTCGCCGATGAACTCGGGTTCCATGCGCTCGACGAAGCGGCGCGTCACGCCGGCCACGGTGCGCTCCACCACCAGCCAGAGTTCGTCCTGCGTCGCCGCCGGGATCACGGCCAGCGACAGCACCCGCACATTCGCGCCGCCGAGCGGGTGGCGATGCCAAGCCACCACCTTTTCCTCGCGCATGTAGGTCAGCCCGATGAGCGCGCCGTCCGCCAGCACCATCCACACGATGCGCCAAGGCGTCTGCTGGTAGGCCATGCGCACGATGCCGGCGCGGGTGATGTGGCCCGCCAGGGTGGTCAGGTCGTTGGCCTGAAGGTTGTCGCTGTTGAAGTCGAAGATCAGCTCGCGCAGCCGCCGCCCTGCCCGCTGGACAAAAAGCGTGACCGCGTCGATGCGCAGCGCGGGCACCTCGGCGCTGCCCACCGTCGTGTCCTGATCGGTGCGCGCGTTCGTGGCGGTCAGCCCGCTGGCCTCGTCGCCACGGATCGGCCACTCGCCGCCGGTGGTGCCCGCCGTGAGGTAGCGCCCGCTGTCCAGCCAGGCAATGGCGTTCACCGTGTTGGCGTTCAGCGTAAGGTTCAGCGCGTCGTCGGCGTTCGCGCCGGGCCGGTGCCGCTCATAGTCGCCGACCACGCTGCCCCACAGCGTTTGCGGGCGCTGCGCCGTGCGGCCCCAGAACAGCCGGTCCTGGTGAAACGTCACCGCGGCGGGGAAGCCGCGCGTGTCGCCGAAGGCGCCCAGCCGCCATTCCTTCGTGGCTGCGGTCGGCACGGTTTCGCCGGTGGCCACCGTCCAGTTCACCACCGTCGCCGAGGTGAAGCCGGTGATGCTGCCCCACCCCTTGGTGGTGCCGCTTTCCAGCCGCACCTGCCGCCCCACGTCGCCCAGCACGAAGGTGGCAGCGCTGGCGGTGAGAGTGCCCGCACCCGTGGCCACGCTGGACGTGAACGTCACGTCGCCGGCGTTCTTAGGCAGGTAGGGGCCATCGAGGAAGGCGATGGTGGTGAGCGTCCACGCGGTGTGCGCGGTGCGGCTCAACTTGCGCGGCGCATGGTTCGGGTGCGCCAGATACAGCACATCGGCCGACTGCACCCAGCGCAGCCCGGCCAGGTCGGCGGCGCCGTAGGGCGAGGCGATCTCGTAGGGCACGCCGGGGCTGCTCTCGATCGGCGCGCCGTTCCGGTAGAAGCGGAAATACCCGGCGCCGGCCTCGATCGCATAGGCCTGCTCGGTCGAGAACACGAACCCGATCAGCACCACCACGGCGTCGGCCTTCGTGCTGGCCACGTAGCGCGTGCCCGGCCGGCGCGTCACGCCGCCCTCGATCAGCGGCACGAAGTTCTCCAGCCGGCGGCACGATGAGATGTATTTCGCGATGTCCGCGCGGCCATACAGCCGCGGCGAGATTTCGCCGCCGTTGAAGCTGGAAAGCAGCGGGACCGACCGCGCCATCAGAAGCGCTCGGTCAGCCAGGTGTCGGAGATCACTTTTTCGTCCTGGCTCTGCTCGCGCGCGTCGATGCGCCGCGCCTCGGCCAGGGCCGTGCGGTAGCCGTCCATCATTGCCGCGCGCCGGCTCTCGCTGCCGGTCATCGGCCAGGCCACATCGGCGGCCAGGCGGTAGGCAATGGCCTCGACCAGCAGCGCGTCCCACTGCGCCACGTCGGTCAGCTGGCCCACATACTCGATCGGCAGCGGGCCGCCCTCATCGGTCAGCAGGTAGCGGCCCTCGACCCGCCAACCGGTGTGGTGGGGCGTGTCGCCCACCAGCAGCACGCGCAGGCAGCGCAGCGGCAGCGGCCCCTCGGGCAGCGGGAACTGCTTGCCGTAGCCGAAGACCGGGGCGGTGGCGTCGGCCGCCAGCCTCACGCGACGGCGGGCGCAGTTCCAGGGGTAGGCCCGCAGCACCGCGTCGCGGGCAATGGGAAAGGCCCGACGCATCCGCCGGGCCTCCTCCACGTCGGCCGCCAGGTCAACGACCGGGGCGGCATTGAGGTGGTCAAGGGCGCGGTTGACGACCTCGACCTCGCTGGTCGCCATCGCGCCCTCGCCCGGTTAGCTGTTGTCCGCGTATTCCAGATCAATCATCAGCGTGCCGCTCGCCGGCAGCGCCGCCACCGTCGTGGTCATCAGCAGCTGCTCGGCCGCCGCCAGCGGAATGCCGCACGCGGCCACCAGGCCAAACGGCGTGGGCGTTTCCACCGCGGTGAAGACCGCCGCCGCGCGATACTTGCCGGTGGCGCCGACAATGCCGATGGCGATCTGCGTGGTGCCAAGCGACACGGTGGAGGTGAGGACGAAGCGGATCGGCACGATGCCCGCGCGCAGCGGCACGCCGATGGGATAGGTGCCCACCGCGTCCGAGGCGAGGGTGAAGCGCTCGATCATGGTGCGCTTCTTGCCGCCGGTCAGGGCGAAGTTCTGCAGGTTGCCCGCCGCGAAGGCCGGGTAGATTGAAGCCGGCATGGTTCATGCTCCTTTCGTGCCGGGCCTTACGAGGCCAGGCACTTGATTTCGACCACCTTGGACTCTTCCATCCGGATCGCGCCGAAGGTGCACTTGGTGTGCAGCCGGATGTTGTAGCCCTTGGTGGGGTCGGGGGCGGCGTTGCTCACCGGCGCTTCGCCGATGCCGAACTTCACGCCGCTCTTGGCGTAGACCGGCACGCGCACGCGACCGCTGCCGTCCAGCAGCATCCGCTTCTGCGCGACGGTCACGAAGTTGAAGCCCATGAACTTCTTCACCGTGCCGTTCTTCAGGCCCTCGAGCTCGCGGCGCACGTCCGGGTTGAAGTCGGCCGAGCTCACCTCGGTGGTGGCCAGCAGCGCTTGCTTCTGGCGCGGCGACACCACGATGGTCAGTTCCTCGTCTTCATCGATTTCGGCTTCCTCCAGCAGCGTGCGCGCGGCGCGGAGCTTGCCGACGGTCAGGAAGCTGTCGATCGCGCTGCCGGTTTCGACGTAGTTCACCGCGATCTGCTGCGCGGCCGGGAACGCCACGGTGGTGCCGCCGGTCTTGCCGGTCTGCGCGTCCGCGAAGATGCCCTGCATGATCGACAGGTCCATGCGCCGGCCAGCGGCGGCAGCGGCGGCCAGCGCGTAGGCCGACTTCGGGTCCTTCAGCGTGCGGACCATGTCCTGGCTGTCGATGAGCTCGCCCCACTCAAAGTCCAACATGGACAGCCGGCGGCGGTCGTGCGGCACGGGGGTGAACGGGGTGTCGGCGTGGCGCGAGGTGCGCTGGACCATATCGGCCTGGCCGATCTGGTCGAAGAACGCATACTCGCCCTTGACGGGCTCAGCGTCCACGGTGGGCATGAGCTTGGACTTCTTCTGCTGGGCCAGAAGAATGAAGCTGTCGCTGAAGGTGTTGACCCAGGCGGTTTCGACTTGGAGGGACATTGCCCGGCTCCTGTTCGTAACGTTGAACGGAACGGCGGGAGTGTCCCTAGCGGGGTCCGCGGCCTGGCCGATGCGTCGGCTGGCGGCGCGTCTTTCCGCGCGGTCAGCGGGCCGCTAGGCGGGTGTCCGCTTGCGGGAACATCCTTGCGAAGCCGCCCCCGCGCCGGTCAAGCACAAAGCCCCGGCGCGGGTGCAGCGCACCCGTTTCAGGCGGCCCGCTGTCTCTGCACCTGATCGAGCCGCGCTTGCAGGGCCGCATAGTCGGGATGGAACTTCGACATGTCTTGCATCTGCGCGATCAGCTTTTGGCTCTCGATCCTCGCCTCGTCGGGCGTCAGCAGCGCGCTGCGGCCGGTGCCCAGGCCGGGCGCGGTGTCCTCGGCCGACGCGGCGCCGATCTGCGCGAAGGCCTTCACCATGGCCGGCAGGTCGCCCAGCCGCGTGCCGGTGGGCAGCACGAGGTCGAGAACCTCTGGCGGCAGGTAGGCCGCCGCGGCGCGTGCAGCCAGCGCGGTCTTGGTTTCGTAGGCCTGGCCCCATTCGGTGCGCAGCGCGGCAACACTGGCCTGGCCCGCCTCGGCCAGCCGCGCCATGTCGGCGGCCTGCATCTCGAGGTATTTGCCGGCCACCAGCTGGGCCTGCGCCGGCGTGAGGTTCGCCTCGTGCGCGATGCCGGCGAACGCCTTGGCGGTGTCGTCGCTCCACAGCAGCTCGGGCACAGTCTCGGGCCGCGCGATGGTGTAGCCCTGGGCAGTCTCGGGCACGCCGATGGCCTTGCGCCACGCTGCGGTCACCTCGGGCGCATCGCCGTCCTTGGGCACGATCGCGCCCTTGCGGCCCACCAGTTCCTGCGCGCTCACCAGCGCCTTGGCCAGGTCGGCCAACGGCGCTTCCTTCGCCTCCGGCGCATACTTCGCCAGGGCCGGGTTGCCGCGCAAATCCTGGGGCAGCGCTGCGTGCCATGCCGGCGCTGCTGCTGCTGCTGGTGCTGCCGGTGCTGCGGCGGGCGCTGGCGTGGCGGCCGGGGCGGGGGTCGTGGCTTCGGTGCTGGTGGTGGTGGCTTCGGTCATGGGGTGCTCGTGCGTTGGGGTTATGGGCCAGGATCGGTGGCGGCCACCGGCACGTTGGTGCAGGCCTGCACCGGCAGCCAGGTGTGGTTGATGGCGCCAGGCGTCGCCAGCACATCTTCGCACGCCGCGGTGACGGTGTAGGGCGTGCCGCCGGCTTCCTCGCGCAGGCCGGGAAGCTCCTTCAGGTTGGTCGCTATGGCTTCGTCCTTACGCCAATACTGGCGATAGGACTGCGACGGCTGAATGGTGAAGCAGGTGCCCAGCGTGGGCGCCGTGGCCAGGGTCAGCTCCAGGAAGGCATACCCCGTGGCGGCGGCGCTGTTGTCCACCGCAATGGCGGTCACCGGAATGCGCTGCGGGCGCAGGCCCTGGAAAGGCGCGGCGGCGCCCGGAACATACTGGCGGTGCGCGTGCACCAGCATGTTGATGTTGCCGGTCGGGAAGGCCGCGGTGCCGCCCTCCAGCGCCTGGGTTGCCGCATCGGCCGCCGGCCGCGGCACCCACACCAGGCGGTTGTTCGGCGTGATCTTCACGCGCACGCGCACCACCAGCGGCGAACCGGCCTTCACGTGCGCGTTCACCACGTAGGGGATGCCGTCGTATTCCTGCGGCACCAGCGGGTCGAGATAGCGCGCCTGGCCCAGCGCCATCATGCGCGCCAGGCGAATGGAGGAACCGACCGACTGGTGCGCGCGATCAGACGCGGTGGCCACGTTGTCGGCCTCGCGCGCGTCGTCAAAGCTCACTGCGCAGTTGGCTGAACCCAGCAGGTAAAGGTTTGGCACCACGGCGAAGCCGGCCAGGGCCGGGTCGTTGCTGCGGCGACCGTTCACCGCCATGTGCTCCTGCGCCTCGCGCAGCGCCAGGATGAAGTATTCCGATCCGCTGCGCTCGCTGAAGCCGGGCTGCACGATGAACATGCGATAGGGTTTGCCGGCGGCGGCGAACTTGGCGCCCATGAAGTTGTAGAACAGCCGGATGGCCCGGCACTGGTTCACCTTGCTGCGGCCGATCGTGTCGGCAATGTCCCAGGTCTGAAAAATCTGGTTCAGCAGCCACACGTCGGTGCCGGCGTTGTTCGCGGCAATGATGCTGTCGACCGAAGCCGCGACGATCTGCCCCACGCCGGTGGTCAGCCGCGCGTCGGTGTTGCCGGTCAACGGCGTGTCATCGCCCGGCGCGGTGGTGGGGTTGATCCAGTCGTCCACGAAGGCGGAACCGCCGGCGCCCGTATCGCCGGCCACCAGCAGCCCGATGCCGGCGGCCTGGCCGCCGTAGGTGTTCACGGTCCAGCCTGGCAGGCGGCGTTCGATCTCGGCCTTGCGCTCGGCCACGCCGTTGCGCGTCCAGCCGGCCGCGGTCAGCGCGGCTTCCATGTAGGCCGATGTGTTGCTGCGGAAGAAACCGCGCTGCGACTGGCCAATGTCGATTTCTGACACGACTGGCATTTAGGGATACCCCGTGTTGGCCCAGGCATAGGCGGCATCAATCTCGGCGTCGCTGGCGGCGCCGGTGTAAACCAGCAGCCGCTCCAGGTCGGTGTCGGCGGCCTGGTTCAGCGAATAGGCGGAAGTCCCGAGCTGCCAAAGGCCCTGCGCGCCCAGCAGGATTTGCGAGAACTGCGCCTGGGTCACGCTGCGCGCCGTGCTGCTGACCTTGGCCGCGCCGTTCAGCGTGCCGCGGTTGATGTTGTCGCCGGCCAGGTTGGCCCGGCAAACGATGATGTTGCGGCCAATGATGGGCGTGCCCATGCTGGCACTGACCACGTTTGAACCATCGGCACGGCCCCACACGGCGGCGTTGGCGGCGGAGAACCGCAGCTTGTAGCGGTTGAGGGTGTCCACGTTGTCGCCGCTGTTGGTTCCGTTGGACAGGTCGATGATGACATGATCGGCGCCGGCGGTGCGCCGGTGCACCACGGCCACCAGGGTCACGCTGGCGTTCGCCACGTTCCACGGCGTGGCGCCGTTCAAGATGCGCGCCGCCGTGGTGTCGGCGGCCACGAAGCGCAGCGCGCGGCGGGTGCCGCCCATGGAAACGATCTGCAAGCCGCCGCTGAAAGGGTGCATGAAGGCCGCAGCGTCGGTGCCCGCGCGCACCGGAATTTCCGCGCGCATGGCGCCCAACGGCTCGTATGCCAGGTCGAAGTCCTGGGCCAGCGTCAGGGCGCCCAGGGTCGGCGCGGCCGGGCCAAATGTGCCGAAGGCCGGGCCGGTTGGAGCGCCGCCGTCGATCAGCGCCAGGAATGCGAAGGCGTCGGCGCTCTCGCTCGGGAACCCGAACACCACGCCGGCCACCTGGCGCAGATGCAGCCCGGTGGTGGCATTGGGCGTTGCCTTGTAGGCGTTCATCGCAGGCTCGAGCAGCTGCGCGGTGGTGCGGTTCTCGATCGCGATGATCTCGCTGATCCCAGGATCGCCGCTGCTCATGACGGCAGCGACCAGCGAGCGCAGCGCCCGCTCGCGCGTCTGGCTTCCCCGGAAGATGTCCCAGGACGGCAAGGTCTACCGGCGCCACCCGAGCAGCAGTGCCGTGGCCACCAGCGAGGTGGTGCCATCGCCGGCGGTCACGATCGGCCGCACGAACCGGAAGTTCTGCACCGCCCGATCGCCACCCGCAGCGGTGAAGGTCAGCGCCGCGTTCGCCTCATCGGTCAGCGTCACCCAGTTGGTGCCGTCGTTCGACCCCTGCATGGTGATCGAGCCGCCGGTGCCGAAGGTGCCGGTGGCCTGCAAGGTGTCGTAATCGAAGTCGGCCGCCTCGAAGGGCGCGCCGTCGTCGCCGTTCAGCAAGCCGGTCCACGTCACCAGGACCGCGCGATTGCCGACAAGGTTGGCCACAAAGTTCCGCGTTGGCATCGTCTACCCCTTCACCATGCGCAGCGGCCGGGCCGCCAGCTTCATCAGTTCCAGAAACACCTCGCGCCGGCCCTCGGCCCGCTGCATCGCCTGCGGGTCCAGCGGCAGCGCGTCGCCGAAATGGCAGAATTTCGAGAGGTGGTCCCACAGCCGCTGCGCTTTGGGGTCGGCCGGGTCCAGCAGCTGCGCCACGATCCGGCCCAGCTCATCGCGCGGCGAAAGCTGCTGCTCGTCGCTCATGCCGCCAGCCCCTCGGCCACCTGCTGCGCCTTGGCCATGTCGAGCATCGCCTTGGCCTGGCCGGGCGCATCAGCCGACATGGCCGCGCCCTGCTGCGCCTGCTGCCGGTCCGCCCGTATCTTTGCCACGTCGCGCGGGTCGCGCAGCACCTCGGCCGGCGCGCCCTCGGCGTCGAAGATCGTGCGCACCACCTCGTCCATGTCGACCACGTCCAGCACGGTCGGGTCGGCCTGGGCCAGCGTCAGCACCTGCTGGACGCCGCGCACCACGCTGCCGGCCCGCGAACTGCGCTGCGCCCGCGCCAGCGGCGAAACATACGTCACGGCGAACCGCGGATCGTCGGCCAGTTCCGGCGGCAGCGGCGGCAGCGCATTCGCGCGCTGCATGATGCGGAAGATGCGCGCGATCAGCGGGTCCAGCAGTTCGCTTTGCACGCGGCCCAAATGCGGGCCGAGCAGCCGCACCTTCTCCTCCTGCCGCGCGATCACCTCGGTGGCCGTGGCGCCGGGCGTCGGCATCATCATCAGCAGCGAGCCGAAGAACGCATCCTTGATCTGCGCCCGCTTCTGTTCGCTCATCGCAATGTCGAGCTGGAACGAGGCGCCCGAAGCCAGCGGCTTGATCAGCTCGCGGCCTTGCCCGTCGAGACCGCCGTAGGTAATGCCGTTGGGCACGATCCGCACCGTGCTGAAGGCGTCCTCGTCGGCGGCCAGCAGCGGCGGCGCGGCTGCCCGCTCGGCCGCCTGGGCCAGCGTGCGCTCCTGCACCTGCAACTGCTTTGCGTCCGGCAGCGCCATCATCGCCGGGCTGTCGCCATAGGCGAACCCGCTCAGCGTGCCCCAGCGCGTGACCATGTAGGGGAACTCTTCGAAGCCCCCCGTGCGCATGACCTTTTCGCCCTCGGCCAGGACGTGCATGGAGACGAACCGTTTGCCGCGCGGGCCCAGCATGTTCGGCTGGTAGACCTCGTTTGGCACCACCGCGTGCAGAATGCTGAAGCGCTGCTGTTCCTGGCCGGCGCGGATGCTGCGCATCACCACGTCCGGCGTGTCGGTCTTGTATTCCTGAAAAATCTGCGCCGCGGTCCACTCGAAACGGCGCACCAGCGTGTCGACCACGCGCCGGTTGTTCTCGGCGATCCAGCACTCATGGATCGGCCGCGTGTCGAAATGCACGCGGCGCCCGGCCACGTCCTCGTCCACATACATGATCGCGGTGCCCATCACCACGAGGTCGCCGAAGTAGTCGAGCACCTGCGAATAGAACCGATTGCCGCCCGAGGCGAACACCGCCGCCTTGCGGTTTTCCACCTCGCCCATCCATGCCCGCACCGGATAGAGCTGATCGAGCTCGGGGTCGGGGTGCGCCAGCTGGAACCAGCGATCGGCGCTCGATGTCGCGCCCGACCACAGGCCGGCGGCGAGCTGGTCGGCGGCGTAAATCTGCGCGCTGTCGAACACGCGGGTCATGCGCTTCTCGCCCAGCGTGCGGGCGGTCTGGCGCAGCAGATCGGCGCGCATGGGCTTGAAGATTTCGGCCACGTCCTGCAGGTGGCTGTCGAGCGTGCTGCGGTCGCCCTTCAGCTGGTCATACAGGCGGCAGACATCGCGGCCGGTAAGCATCATGCGCCGAGCAGCGCCTTGGGGGTAGCGGGATTGGGCTGGTCCAGCATGCCGCCCGCCAGAATGGTGCTATCCCGGCCGGCGGCCAGGCGCTGCCGCTTGCGCTCAGCCTCGGCGGCCTGGCGCACCGCGGCGGTGTCCTCGGTCGGCG